AGCCCCGGGTTGGTGCAGACGATGGCCCCCAAGGTCCCCGCCCCGGTGATCGCCAGCACCATGCTGTTGGGCGTGTTCTGCACGGTCGCCCCCGCCGGGTTGATCGCCGCCCCACTATCATTGGGGTCGGTGACAAAGGTCGCCAGCGGCGCACTGGTATACCCGGCACCCTGGTTGTCCACCGTGATCGCATTGACCGCGCCGCCCGACAAGGTGCACCGGGCCGTCGCCTGGACGCCGCCCGGCGGCGGCGCGCTGACCACGATCTGCGGCGGTACCGTGTACCCGCTGCCGGCATTCGCCGGCAGGCTCTGCACCGTGTTGACCAGGCCGCCAACGATGGCCTGCCACTGGCTGGACCCGGCGCTGGCCACCACGCTTGGCGGGCTGGTGTAGCCGGACCCGACGGTCGTCACCACCGCCCCGACCATGCACCCGCTCAGGTTGCTGATCCTGTAGTTCGCGCCGTCAGCCTCGACAAATACGTAGCTGTTGCGCGGGGCCGGGACAAACTTCCAGAACCCGGTGGTGCCACCGCTCGACCCGCTCGTCGGGTTGATCACCGGCTCAAAGTACTGCAGGTAGCTGTACTGCCCCAGATGCACCCAGAGCGGCCCCGCCGGCAGCACCTTCGACTGGCCCGCCGCCAACGAGAACGTGTTGCTGGTGTTCTTACCCAGCGTCAGTGGGAGACCCTGGCCACGGATAACAGGCATCAGAAGGTTCTCCTTGCCAGCATAGGGTATGTTCCTATATGTTCAGATGAGGAGGTGCCCGATGCTCTATGTAGAAAAGACGTGTGAGAGGTGCGGAACTCTGTTTCAAGTAGCGACACACTACGCCAAGCGGAAGCGCTTTTGCACCCTGGCCTGCGGGGCTCGAGCTGCTGCCGCCCGCTACCGCGAGGAACATCCAGAAACGACACGGGAAGCTGTTGCTCGCTGGCGGGAAGCCAACCGCCCGAGACACCGACAACTCGCCAACGCATCGTATGTCCGTAACCGCGAGGCCGCAAAAGCCCGGATGCGCGCGTACCACAAGAAGCGGGTCGAGGAAGACCCCGTTGGGATGCGTGAGGCAGCCCGGCTCCGCTATGAGAAGCTGCGCTACTCACAACCATGGCGGAAGCTCCTAGCAAATGCACGACACCGAGCGGCAGTTAAGAACCTACCCTTCGACCTCACAGTGGAATGGATAACTTCACGTTGGACTGGGCGTTGCGAATACTGTGACGTCCAATTTGACGTGCTTGGGCACAAGGCCTTTGCACCCAGCATTGACCGGGTAGACCCTACACGAGGGTACACGCAGGACAACTGCCGTTTGGTCATCTGGGCCGTCAACATGCTCAAGTCCCAATTTTCAGATGACGAAGTTGCACTCATTGCAAGAGCCATTGTCAACCATACAACTCCCGCAGAAAACCCCCTTTAGTCCTAGATACTTAGAGAACACGCTGGGACTTTCGCCCAAACGAGCCTAGATTGTCCAATGGGTCGGCCAAGTCCGTCGAGAACTTACGGCTAGTCGGATCGTCCTCTAACCCATTGACGACAAAAGCGTTATTCGTTAGACCTTGAAGCTGCATGCCTGTAACTGGTTTTGTGCATACCACATCAAACGCCACTATGACCACACCTATGTTCGCAATCTGGAAGTTGGGTATCGTGCTCTCAAACCCGGAGAACACAAACGGCGCATCCTCGCTGATGTACATCGCCAGGTACTTCGTATTAAAGAGGTACATCGTCCCCTGGCCGAGGAACGGGTCGGGGAAGATCGGCACATTGAGGACATTCAGGCACCTGAACCCCGCGTTGACCACGTCGTCCATGCCATACCGGGACCCCGGGTTGGTCCGGAACTGCTCGGCCCCCATGAAGTCTTCCATCAGGGTCGTCCAGTCCCCAAAGGCCATGACCCCGAAGTCCGGGGCCTCACCACCATTCAAGTAGGTCAGCTGGGCGATCCTGGTGGCCACGCCGATCCGGCTGGATATATTGCCCACCCCGGTAAACAGGTTGCTCTTCCAGAACGGGTTGGCGTTCCGGTTGATGCCGCCGTAGGTCGCCACGTTGACGCCGCTGTCGTAGGCCTGAGCCAGGCTGTCCACCTGGAGCGGCGCGCTGGCATTGTTCTGATACAACGAAGAAGCGATGCTCTGGGTCATCACCGCCTTGGCGTCGGCCATGACGGCCCGGAGGCGCGGAATGACCACTTCCGTGGCTTGAACCAGGGCCTCCATGCCGAGGAATGGTATCGGAACAACGCCCAACTTTAGGTTGAACTCAGCGTTTTGCACTGCCGTTAAATCTGTAGGCTGCGGGAACGCGCCATCAAACCCCGCCCAGGAGTACTGGACAAAGGACGCGCCCTGGGTCGGCACAGTAACCGACGAGACACCACCCGCAGCACGCTGGGCGTTACCTAGAAGTAATGACAGCAGTGGATGGGCCTTGTATATCTGTACAACCAAAGACGGCACGAATGCGCGACGAGTAATCGCGGCCAATTCGGTGCCGACTGGGCCACTTGGGATGATCCCGCTGCCGAAAACTGGCATATTTACTTATCCTTCGCTTGGCTTAGGCCAACGAATACCTCGTGAGTACTGTCACGATGTATTGCATGGCCCACAGGTGCTTCGGGAGCCTGAAAGCCCTTCGTACACCAATCACAAGTAAGCTCTAGCTTACTCATGCCGCTGACCGCAGCTCATTGAGGATATTGGCGGCCTCGATGTCGGCCCAGGTCTCGGGGTTCTCCATCAGCAGCTTGCCTGACTTCTCATCCTCGCCGGGCAGCGGCCCGATCCCCCACCTGTTCGGCATGACGCCCTCCGGCGTGACCGGCGTCGCCGGCCTCGGGTTCCGCTTGAAGTACAGCAGCGCGGCCGACTCCGGGTCGAACAGCCCGTTGTCCTGCATAAACTTGCCCAGGGCCTCTTCCCCCTCGGTCGTCAGGTCATGATCCTTGACGGCCTGGTGCCACTTCCCGTTGAAGTCGCCCTGCCGCCTCTCCATCAGCTCCTGGTTCTTCCGGGTGGTCTCCCCCTCCAGGTAGTCATCAAACCGCTTCGCTAGCGCCCGGGTCTCGGCCACATACGGGGCAGCGACATCATCGGTCGTCTGGGCCTGCGGGTACTTGTGCTTGATCAGCGCCTCGTAGGTCCGCCGGATGGCGGCGTCCCCCATCAAGGTGTTATGCACGGTGTTGGCCCGGTACATCCGGTCCAGCCCCGACATCCCCCCCAGCTTCTCCGCTGTCGCGAGAAGTTGGGCCTGCTCATCGCTGAGTTCAAACGTCGGCATGGGCTAGCCCCTACTTACTGTTCTGGTCAGGAACATGTTTCAGGCTGAAGGGGTTGCTGTACTCGCCGCTGATCTTCAGCACGCTCTTCCGCGACCCGATATGCGTGTGGCTAAACGGCACCCGCTCAACCATCGGGTCCGGATTATCGAGGTCTTGCGGGATTGAGTTCTTGTATGCCCGTGGGAACTTATCCGCCATTGCTCTTCTCCTAGCAGGGTTCCAGCTTGGCCCAGGTCAGCGGGCCGACAACGCCGTCGGCGGCCAGGCCCGCACGACATGCCCGGTTGCCGGGCCAAAGATGCCGTCGATCAGGAGCCACGGAACGTTGAGGGCGTTCTGCAGCTCCGACACGGCCTCGCCAGTCGAGCCGTCCTTGAGTTCGGGGTGTGCCACGGTCGTCTCCTATGCTGCTGCTGCTGCCGGGGGTGCGCCCATCGGCGGCCTAGCCCCGCCGCCAGGGAACGGGACGACATTTCCACCACCCGCGCCAGGCGGCGGCATAACGCCGGGCATCCCGCCACCAGCGCCGCCACCCATTGCGCCAGCGAGTAAAGGGCCCAAAGGGCTCTGCTGCTGACCCTGGGCCAACATCTGCTTGAGGGCCTGCAAGCCGACGCCCGGGCTCTGGGCCTGCGGCGGCGCATGCTTGCTAAGATTGGATATGGAAGACAGCACCACCTTGTGCAGGGGGTGCTGAGGGGGGATCTCCGGTAACGCCTTCTCCAACATATCGACAGCTTGTCCCACCATCGCTGCACCGTTGGCTGCGTTGCCGAGGTTGGCGCTGGGCCGCGTCAGGGGTGAGGACCCGAACGGGGGCCTCACTCCCAGCAGCGACATCAGCTCCGGCGGTACCGGCATGGCTCGCTACGCTCGCCATGCTAGAAGAGGTCTAGACATCCCCCCTAGCTCCTACTTCCGGCGGCCGCGCCGGCCGTGACGTCCGCGACGACGCATGGGCCTCTCCTATGTTTGCTCGCTGGCGCTCGCAAACATAGCGAACTCCAGAGAGTGGATTGCCTAGGGGAAGTACCCCACCGCACCTAGGCTAGGAAGGTACTTGGGTTCCTCTAGCTGGCGAAGCCAGCTAGCGGTGGCCTTGGTGACGGAGGAGTTCCGGGTGGGCTGCGACCATCTCGGCCTGCTTGCGCCGGCGCTCGTCAATCTCCGCGAGCAGAGTGTCCTCCTGCGGGGGGTGTGTCAAGCGGACAAGCCCCTTGTCGTCCACTGCTTTTACGCGGGCCAGGTCAAACGCCAGGCGCCTTGCCTCTTCGCTGAACGCCGGCGACGACGAGTGGCTGTCAACCCCCAGATGATAGTCGTCGGGGATCTGCTTAAGGACAAACTCCACCGGCCTGCCCTCGGCCTCGACCTGGAACCTGTCGCCCATCTTGGCCTGCAGCAAATGGAACCCCAGGTCCCCCAGCTCGGCATAGGTCTTCTCGATGGCCAGCGCCCGGTCCCTCAACCTTGGACTGGCCATCCGGACCATGGTCTCCCCGTGCACCCCGCTCCGCACCCCTTGCTCACCCATGCCCCGGCTCACCGGCGCTTCAAACCCGCTCTGCCGGTTGAAGTTGTCCCGGAGGTCCCCAAGGAAGGGCAAAGCTTGCTCCGGTAGCTTGGGAGCGTGGCTCTCGATCTTCAGGGTGGGGCTGGACTCGGCCATCCGGCCCCCGGGCTTCATCAGGGCGCTGCGCTTGGTGTCGACGTTGCCGGTGCCGCCGATAAAGCTCTGCGGCGGGTCCTCCTGCATCCGCATGGTCCGGGAGATGCCGTCGACCTGGGCCGTGATGGCGTTCTGGGCGATCATCAGCTGGACCACCTCGGAGCGGCCCCAGAAGTAGTCTATCGTCTCGTTCGGGGCGATCTGCACAAACGGGTGATGGCCCGGGACATCGAAGAGATTGCGGCGCTGGAGTTTGCCCTCAACCACAATATCGTCCACCATGAGGAACGTGCTGTAGTCTTCCTTCTCATTGTCGATCACCCACAGCTCGTCGAGCTGGATCAGCTCGGCCACGGTCCCCGGGTCCAGCTGCGCCCTCGGCCCCCGAACCCAGTTGACCCAGCCTCCCGGTATATTGGACTGCGGCGGCGTCAGGTTGACCGGCATGGTCCCCCCGATCAGCAGCGTCCGTATGTCTCTCTTTTCCCCTAGCTCCTGCCGGTTGTCGGCGGCCTGCCGCCGCACATGGGCCAGGATGCGCCGCTCCTCGGGATGCCCCGCTATGCTCCGCGCAAAGCTCGCATAGGTCTTGAAACTCGTATGTACGAAGGCGTCCTGCCGATCCAGGTCGGGCAGCCCCTCATGGTAGACACCCATGTAACCCTGGGCGATCACCCAGGGATCAAACCCTTGCCTTCCCCACAACAGTTTGACAAAGCACGAACCATCCACGAGTCCCCAGTTGACGGCTGCCGCAAACGCGCTGTCCACTCCTTGGTGGGCGAAATCTCTACTTAGCACTTTGGCCGCCATGTCCCCCTTGGCCCGGTTCTCGGCATCATTCGAGTGGTCGAACGTCATGACAAACCGTGGGTCCAGGGGACTGAACAGGCTGGATGCAAGATGATCGATTGCCGGATACACCTCGTTGTCGACGGCCCCGGTCCCCTGGTCGGTTCCCGTGTAGTAGAAGTTCCGCATGGTCTCGGCATAGCGCACCCGGGGCTGGCGGCTCACGGTACACTTGTCGATGATCTCCTTGCACCAGGAGCCGACATCCCTCTTTGGAATGTTTCCAAGCGACGCATCATGGGTTGGCGTCCTGCGGGCCCGCATGTAGATATCCTGCCCTGGTATGTCCTGCCGCCTCTTATCGGTTCGCGGTAGCAACCTGTCAAAGGGCGCACCGCCAAACTCGATGATGTCGTCAGCCCCAGGCACTCCGGGCACCCCCGGCTGCGACTTGTTGGGGGCAAGCAGGTTGGCGTCCGCCGTCCCCGGGGCCGCCCGCAGCGCCCGCCCCTGCGTCTGGTAGCCAAAGAGCGACGGCAGCAGGGCGAGGATGTCCGGCATCAGCTGCTGCAACTGCAACCCGACATCGAGAAACGGCGGCACCGGGTGCGGCTCGGCCTGGGGCGGGGCGATCGGCTCCCCACCCTGACGGGTGGGGTAGTTGGGCGGCAGCGGCAGCCAGCCCGAGGGGTTCTGCTCGCTGGCCGTCTTGCCCTTTGGCAGAGGCGGGGCTGCATCGACACCCTCGGCCAGCGGCCGCTCCCGCGCCCGGAAGTCCTCCGCCGGCGGCTCGACCGACTGCATCGTCGGCTTCCCCGTCGGGATGTACTCGCCCTCCTCGTAGCGGGGACCGGGGAACGGACCCGGCGTCGGCACCTCCGGCGGCACCCCGGCCAGCGCCTGCAGCACCCCCAACAGACCCGCAAGCGGGTCTGTCGGCGCCGGCGCCGTCACATCGAGGGGTATCTCAACCCGGGGCCCGGGTGGCACTGGCCCACCCGGGTCCGCCAGCAGATGCTCGGGCCCCTCGGTCTTGACGTCGCTGATCTTGACCCCCTTGGCCTGCGCCCGCAACAGGGGAAGCGCCTCCTTCGGCCCGGGGTTTCCCAGCTCCTTCATGATGTCGTGGAAGTTGTCGCTCGCCGTGAGGTCGCTGGCCGGGTCCCGGGACCCCTGCTCGGCGGCCAGCTGCAGCGGCGCCGCAGCCAGCGGGTCCACCGGCTGCGGCGCCTGGAGCAGCGCGTCGTTGGCCGGGCCCTTTAGCTCGCGGAACGGGTCCAGAGCGCTACCCGGCTCCGGCCTGGAGGGGAAGGTCTGGGGCATCGTCCACTCGGGGTACGACCCCATGGTCTTTGGCCCCACCGTCGGCAGGGCGGTCTCGGCGTCGCCCCGGAACGGCACCAGATCACCAGCAAGCTGCGCTGGCGGAGCGCCGTCCTCGGCCTGGTTGGCCGGCTTGCCCAGCGGCTTGGCCGGGGGATACCGACGGTCCGGCAGCGGCCCCTTCCCGCTGTACATGTCGTAGGGCAGCGGCATGTCTTTCAGGTTGCCGTGGTCGATCTGCCGGTTGCTCTGGTCCCCGCCCCAGCCGCCAAACCCCAGCAAATCGCCGGCGACCTGCGTGCCCGCTGTACTCGGTGGCAGGGCTGCGCCCTGCCGGCCCACCCCGGCTAGCAGGGCGCGGATCAGGTCGGCAAGTGTTGGCTCGGGGGGATCGGCCATGGGTCGCCGTGTGCTGCGGGTCTACGCTAAGGTGCCGCGTCCTCATGCTCGGCGCAAGCCCAGTGCGGCTCGACAAAGGGAAACGCGACCAGCTTGCGCACGACGATCCCGTCGGGCGCGTCGGGGGCCTCCGTGACGCGCAGCGTCACCGACGGCGGGAACCGGTGGCACATCTCCTGCCAGCGCCACCGGCAGCTGGCGCAGGTATAGTCGGGGGGATCGCTCACCTCCGGTCGAACCTACCCAGCGAGTGCTGGTTGAGAACGGGCCGCTGCTGGTGAAGTAATCTCATCGGGTTGCGGCCCTCGGCCTCGGCAAGCCTGGCTGCGCCGGCCTGGGCACCCCGGCTGGGGACCGGGGCCTGGGCCGTCTTGGCCCCGCCGCCTGCGCCGCCCCACATAAAGCCGCCCGAGGCCTGGACCGCGTTCTGGGGGCCGATGATGTTGCTGGGCGGCGCAGGCTCCTTGTAAGCGATGTCGCCTTCCCTGGCCCCGTCGTTGAGGTCGGTGTAGCCGTAGTCTTCGCTAGCGACTTTGTATGCCTCGTCTATCGCCCTGGCCTTGTTGCCGATAATTGCCGGTGCCGCGACCCGCTCGGGGAGCGGGTCGGGGTGGAAGCCGCACTGGGGGCAGTCCGGCTCGGCAAAGCCAAGGACACTCTCTGTCCTCCACTTGTGGCCGCACTCAGGACAACGATAGACCCGGACATAGCGAGGCATCAGCTGTCCCTCTTCATCATCTCCAGGAATGCGACAAGGTTGTCGAGCACCGACTGGTCGAGCAGGAGCCGGATGTTGAAGTGGTAGACGCCGCCGGCCCCGTCGTCGATGCCGTACCGGCTGACCTCGATGGAAGGCCCCAAGGGAACCTCCCATTCCTCGTCCTGCGACAGGGCGAACTCCACATCGACGGCGCACTCCTCGATATCCAGCAGAGTCTTGCTCTCCTTGTCCTCGCTGCGATGCCCGATCTGGACAAAGCCCGGAACCCTGAAGGCCAGCAGCGTGTGCCAGGGAGCCCTCGCTTCGCTCGGGCAGTGTCCTCTCTTAGGCATCGAGGGTAATCCCGCCTTCCATCTGGAGGGCGATCTGCAGGTTGTCGAGCTGGACGTAGTGCCCCGGCGAGAGGCTTGCGGCCTCGCGTCTTGCCTTCGAGACAGACTTGCCCCGGAGGCCGTAGCCCTTGATGTACTCTTCCAGCATGACCAAAGCGATCTGCCGGGCCCTTGGCAGGCCCATCTCTGTCTGGTCCTCGGGGTCCTCGACCATGTAGACCGGCGGCACCTGCGGCAGGTCGGTCCGCTGGATAAAGAGGGTGAACTTCATCGCTCGCCTCCGGCTCGCGATGAAGAGTTTGATGCGAGCGAAGCGAGCATCATGCGGCTATCTCCTGGAGGGAAGCCTGGATGGGGAAGAGGCGGGATGGGTGGCCGGCGACAAAGCGCCAGCCGCCGCCGCCGGTGAAGTACTCGGCAACCGACAGTGGAGGGTCGCCAGGGTATGTCACCTCGGCTCCGGCCAGGGCGGCCATCGCCTGCAGCTGCTTGAAGAGAGGGTCGTCGGCAAACGGGAGGAGCACAATCGGCAGGCCCCATATGGTGCCGAACACCTCGCCCTGAGTAAGGAAGCCTCCAGTGATCGACTCCTCTTTCACCTGCGCGTACTCCGCCGGCGTCAGCACACAGCGGGTAGGTCTCTCGCCCGTGTAGCTAGCACGCAGCTGGTAGAACAGCCTCTCGCTGAGCAGCGTCACCTCAAGCCCCGCTCGCGAAACCACTGGTCGATAGGCGGGCCGTCCTGGCGGGCCTTCTCCTTGTCGGCGAAGAAGTGCGCCACTATGCCGGCCACTGGTGACGGTCGCGCCCCGGACATGCGGACCTCGTCATCGGCCCGGGCAAAGTTGAAGGTGTAGCCTTCATCTATGAGGGTCGGCCGGACCCAGTCCTGCCACGCCCGGTGGGCAAAGGCGAGGGAGAACACGAAGTCGTCGTGGTTCCTCCCCTTGGCCCCCGGTCCGATCTCGGCACCCTCTTGAACAATATACTGCATTTGCTTCAGACACCGAAGGGACCGAAGGTCTATCATCTCGTTGATGTAGCTGTCCCGGAACTCGTTCATGATAGCGATCTTGACGTCGAAGGTGGTGTTGATGCCGTAGGCGTAGCCCTTGCCCAGGCTGTCGGGCCGGTGCCACAGGTACCACTTCGCGCCCTCGATGACGTTCCCCCACTCCTTGGTGTTGACGACTTCGGACATCAGCTGTGAAGAGTAGAGCTGCTTCATCCGGCGCATCTCGGACATGATGGCGTTGCCGGGCCCTTTCACCTCCAGGTTGATGTAACAGTCCTCGTAGAGGGAGGCGAGGTGGGCTAGCGCCCAGGTGACCTGGTAGGTCTCCGGCTCCGCCGTGCCGTACTCAGCAACAGTGACCAGCCGGTCAGCATAGCAGCGGCATACAGTAATAGCGTGACTGTCATTCCAGTCAGAACGGCCATAGGCAGGATCACAACCAATGACATAGCGTCCCCAAGGAACCGGGTCCTCCCAGACCTTGAGGTCGGCCTCCTCCAGCGAGTGGACCTCTTCGATGCGTGTCGAAGCAAGATCGCGGCCCAGGAAGTATCGGTAGGCGACAAAGTCGTACTTACTTGTGGCCTCGTGGGCGCCGGCGTAGATGGCCTTGACGTCGGCCTCGACCCTGCGTAAAGGGAAGAACGACCGCCCCGACAGGACAAAGGCCTGTCTCTCGGTCCACGGCTGGGTCTGATGGAGCATCCCCTCGTCAAGGCTACGCGCCTGCTGCCGCCACCGGTACCAGGCCAGCTGCTCGTTGTCGATCACCACATTGTAGCGCTCGGCGACCTCCTGGCGAAGCTCCTGCTCCTCGTCGGTCCAGGGCTGGTCCCACATATACTCGCCAAAGCGGGGATCGGCCTCGGGGATGCGCTGGTCGTCCCGGCTCCACCAGCCGACAAAGCAGGCCCGCTGGGTGTGCTTGTCCTGCTGGGCCTGCTCCCACATGTAGTAGTAGTGGTTGAAGTGATTGGCCGTGGACTCCTTTATGAAGAGCCGGTCAGGATGGTTCTCTGATAGGGTCTGCAGGAAGTTCTCAAGACCCTCAGCATCTCCGTAGTTAGCGACTTCAGAGAGATGAGCGAAACGGTAGCTACGAGATGCGCCGAGGGTGCTTCGCCGCTGGCCAGCGTAGAGGAAGTCGAGCATCGACAGCTTGCCGCCGACGTTGAAGGACATGAGGGTTTTGTTGTCATCGACGATCTCATAGCGCATGGATCGCGGCAAGGACTTGGCGTATTGGCGGAGGACGACACGGAGTTTATCCCTATTGCTTTCATCGTCGATGACGATGCAGCCGTTGATCCCGGGATGTAGGAACAGCCAGAACAGGTCGATGGCCAAGCAGATGGTGGTCTCGCCCAATTGGCGAGACTTCAGGATGGTAAAGTCCCGGATGCCCTCGTCCATACCCTGGGCGATGAACTCCAGGACCCGGCGCTGACTTCCCCACAAGTTCTGGCCGAGAAGGGTTTGGCCGGTCTCCCGGGACTCAATGGTAAGGTTGTTGCAGAAGTTCTGAAAGAGCGGCAGCCAGCTCCGGCCTGCGGCCGGAGCAGCGAGGGTCGCCGAGGGCTGCGGGGCAGTCGCACTCAACTCGGCGGCGGGCTTCGCCCGGCCCGGGGGACGGGTAGCACTCGGCGACCGTCGGACCCGGGGCCTCTTGTCAGGAGGCGCGGGCGAGCTGGTCAGCGTCTTCATAGTCCTCACCAAAGGGTTCGCGGAGCTGGGCCTCGATCCAGGCGTCGAGGTCGGCCCTTGTATAGACGGCCCAGCGGCCCCAGCCGCCGCCGCGCTTGGCACGGTTGCCGCGGAAGAGACGGAAGCGGGGACCCTTCTGGCCCCAGCCGGCAATCATCTGCGCGGTTATGCGGCCGGAGAGTCGGACGGACAGGTACTCGGCGGCCTCGGCCCGGTTGAGGTACGGCTCCGCGACAACGGGGGTGTCGTTGTACATGGCCTTACCTGCGGGTCCTGCGGTGGCTTCGGTAGGCGTTTCTCATCGTCGGCTCCTTCTCTTGTTACGTCTGCCGCCACCCTGGGAGACCACAGTGGCGTAACCGATGGACCGGGCCTCCTTGGCTGACCGGCCCTTGCGCCGCATGGAGGCGGCGATGTGTCCGGCCTGCCGGTCCTCCTTGGCGGAGAACCTATGGGGTCCCGGTCCCGGCATGGCTGTCCTCCGTGTATAGGCGCACGGCAATGTCGCTGGCTTCCTCCGGCAGAATGGCCCCTCTCTGCCTGAGGAACCGCATGGCGGCCCAGGCCTGCTTGACGCAGTAGGCTTGGACGGCGGTCGAGCAGTTCTCGAAGATCTGGGTCTCCGACTTGTTGTTGGCCTGATAGATAGCCTTAGCCAGGTCAAAGGCGAGACTCATCGGCGGCTCCGTCGACCAGCTCGCTTCGCCCGCTGGAAGTGGGCCGCAGATGGAGGCCTGTTGCCGGGGTTGGTGCGGCGGACCCGGGGGGCAGAGGGGGTGGCTCCGGGGACGGTGCGGCGGCTCATCGCGTCTTCCTCCGGCCCCGACGGCCCCGGCGCTTGGCCCGGGCCACGCGATTAGCCATCTGCAGCAGGGCTGCGGGGTTGGCGCGGGCGGCCTTGGGCTGGACGGCGCGAGCCGGGATCGGGATGGTCGGGGCGGCGCGGCGGACGGCACGGGGCATGGTCAGTCTCCCCACAATAAGTTGAGGACGCAGTAGAGGATCACCAGGGCAAGGAGCCCTACACAAACCCAGTTAGCGATGCTAAAACTCATCCACCAGACCTTTCCGCGGTGGAGGGCTGGCGTATCACCCCCCTGGTCGACTCCCAGCAATAGGGTAACCGACCAGGGGGATACCATGGTGGATGTGGTGGTAGCGGCGGTGCCGTACCCCGATCACCATCCGACGAGTGCCCAACCACGGAGGTGCACCCGCTGTATCCGATGATACTGCGGTGGATGTTGGTGCATCGCGGCCCACTGAGTACGCTGCCAGCGGGGCTGAGGCCCCACCGCTCGGCACGGACCCCCAGACCCATCAAAGGGAGCAAGGCGGCCTCGTTCAGTCCGCCGACGCTACCAGGGGAGAGTTGCTTCACGGTGGCTAGACCTCTTAGTGGGGGCCGGAGCCCCGGTTGACAAAGGGGGCGTATTCGGCCCGGGCCTTCTCGAAGTCGACGATACCTTCCTTATAGACACTGAGGGCGAGGATGACCTTGGCGACGGCATCCCGGAACCCGAGGCTAAACGGGTCATTGGCCCGGAGCGGAGCGGCGGCCCGGACTTCGTGGGCGAGGTTAATGCAGTCCTCGACCGCCGAGGCGACGAGGTCTTTGAGCTTGGGCTCCGGCGGCCCCGTCATCCGATGTCGTCCAGGACGGTGGCCAGCTCGTCCTTCTTCTCGCGGACCCAGGCACGGAGCTGGGCTATCAGGGCCGGGTCGGCGCGGATGCGCTGGGCCTGGAGCAGGATGTTGAGGTGCCGGCCCATCTCCGTCTCGACCCGTTCCTTGGCCCAACGGGCCTCCTGCCTGTCCTCGGGGCCGCAGATGGCCTGTCCGGTTAGTCCGCTCATCAAGGGCACTCCTTTGCTGTAATCGAGGGTAAAGGGGGTCAGGTCAGGCCGCCGACAATGACGCTGAAGGGGTTGCCGGTGGTAAAGCCGTTGATGGCGACGGCGGACCCCGGGACCATCATGGCCCCGTTAAAGGTCAGGGTCTGGCCGGCGGGGATGGCGAGGCCGGTGCCGGTGGTCGAGGCCGTGGCCGTGGGGGCGTAGGCCCCGCCGCCCAGCGCCGGCCAGGGGTTCTGCAGATAGATGAGGGGTGCGACCAGATAGCCGGAGCCGGGGTTGGACACGTTGATGGCGTTGACCGCGCCGCTGGACAGGGTGGCCACCGCCGTGGCCAGGGTCCCCAGGTAGCTCTGGCTGGTGATGTTGCTCTTGCTGGAGCCGGGGGTGGTCACGTAGTCGCCGGCCACGATCCCGCCCATGATCACGACCTGGGGCGGCACCGTGTAGCCGACGCCGCCCTGGGTCACAGCAATGGAGGCTATGCTGCCCCCCGACAGCGAGGGCGTAGCCCGAGCTGGGCCGAAGCCGACGAACAGGGTGTCGGCGGCGGCCAAGTTGGTGATTGCCAGGAAGGTGCGGCCGGGCTGCTGGGGGAGCAGCAGCTGGGCCGTGCCCCCGGTGGTCACGGTGCCGTCGAAGTGGACGACATCGTCAAGATGCGATTGGTCCCGGATACCGGGGGCTAAGACGGCCATGGGGTCCTCCTGGCGGGGACGTGCGGTACTCGTCGACCCATTAGCTGGAGCTGCGGCCCGTCGGGGCCGGCGACGCCGCAGGCGGGGCCAGGGCCTTCTGGATGTCGGCGAGGTTGTCAAAGACCGCTTCGAGGACCGGCATAAACCCGGTCGTGCCGGAGCCGTGCTCCAGCTCGTTGTCGACCAGCTGGGCCAGCATCGTGGTCTTGGTCTGGGCTCCGGGAAGCCCGGGGGCGGAGACGGTGGTCAGGGCGTGGGTAAGCCAATCGGGCGCGGCCATGGGTCCTCTCCATTGGGGAAAGATCGAAGGATGCCGAATTTAGCCGAGGTTTCGAGCCAAGTCAAGCCAGTTCGCAAGAAACTTCGGGTTTTCACCCCGGTGGGCGCAGCCCACCGTCACCGGCCCCGCCTTCACTGCGAGAGGTAGTGACGGACGGTCGGGCAATCCTCGGTGACAGCGATGGTTCGGCCGTTGCTCATGACGATGACACAGTGGGTGCCGCGAGCCCAATGTTGGGTGCTCAGTTCGAGCGGTTCACGGAGGCTGGAAACCTCGGCCGGATTGATGTCGACAATGGTGTTGGCCGGGGTGTGAAGCTCGACCAGGGAGAGCCCGGTTGTCACTGCCGCTGCCCAGGTCCGCATCGGGTGCTCCGGAGCCTGCCGCATTTTTTCCCCCGGGAGAAAAGGGGTGGTGGACACTCACAACCACTAGCAGTGGTCCCAGGTACTTTCTACCAACCAGATCAGTACCTTAGCTGCCCTGTTCCGGCCCTGGTCTAGGCTTAGGGGTACCGTCCAGGTACCGGTACCGGCCATCTACCCCATAGGTGGCTAGGTACTGCCGTATCTGAGAAGCTCGTGACTTCCCTACGCGGTATCTGTCCTGCAACTGGCGACAAGTCATCTGACACAAGGTGGCTAGGCTTAGCTGCCCGGTTAGCAGGTCATGTCTGGCACCTGATATGCCACCGCCAGCGGTAGCAGGTGCCAGTAACCCGCCAGTGGGGTTCTGTAGCTTGTGACGGTGGTAAGCTTGGGCGGTGGCAACCACCACGCTTGCTAGCGTTCGATCCATCTGGAATGCCGCTGTAGGCTCGTCTAGTGACCGCTGAGGGGGTTCCGCCAGGGAAGCGGAGGTAGGGTAGCTTCCCTGCGCTTCCCTCATCCTAAGGCGCTCAGAACCGGGCATTAGGTATCCACCTCCGTAGCGTTCCCTCGCTGCGCTCGGGAACCAAGCAACG